GAACCATACGTTTAAGGATAGGCTTGTTGGAAATGAACTTGGCAAAATCTTCGCCGTGCTTCGTGTAAATGTCAAGAAGCCACTTGGGTGCGTCTGTCGTAAGCCATTCTCTGAAGATAATCCATCGGATGTCTTTTTCTCCGTAGACTTCTCTTGCTACCCAGCAAAGTTTGATAAGACCGCCAACAATTCCACCTACCATGCTCATCATGCCGGCACTTCTTGTGGCTGCTGCCTGTGCCTGTGCCATCTGAACCTGTGCGTTCGTAGCACGGATGTTTGCAAGATACTGAGACTCTGGCTGCAAGAATGACGGACCAAGGTTTCCAAAAGAAGCCTGTGTCTGGTCAACCATTCCCGGCAACGAATACATGTTGCTCAACTGCATTGCGGGTTGCATGTAAGCCTGTGCACCAAACTGCTGGGTTTGCATACCCATCTGGTTTGCTTGGAGTGCTGTCTGTTGTCTCTGCTGCTTTCTCTGGTTGCCAAGCTGATAAGAGTTCAGGACTTCCATTCCGATAGCCTGATTACCGGTAAGACCTCTTGCACCAGCGGCAGCCCTAGCAGACTGTTGTGCGGCTGTCGTTTCCTGTTCGTTAAGAGTAGAACCAAGAGCAAGGTCGTTTGCCGCTTGCTGTCCAAAAGTGTTATAGATGCTTCTGTTCCAATCGGACATTCCGGCAACAGCCTGACTTGTCGCATTAGCACCAAGTTGACCAAACTGATTTACAAGTGCATTTCCATAAGCACCCTGTGCTGCGAGAGAGTCTCCCTGCAGACCTTGATACATGCCAAGAAGGTTCTGGGACTGACTTGCAAAGTTTGCTGCTTGGTGAGCCTGCAAGCCAGGCATGATTTCATTCTCGTAACCGATTACCTGCGGAAGAAGCTTAGTCTGAGCCTGTGCAGCACCAAGCGTCTCATTGTAATACTGCTGTCCCTCTCTGGATAGAAAGTCCATAAATTAGTTGGTCTTGTATTTTGTAATTCTAAACTTGTTAGTAAGAGGATAGTTTTGATACTGACCCCATTCTACATAATAATAAGCATTAGAAACAGCAAACAATTGAACCATAGTATGCGTTAGTTTAAAATATGTATTATCAACCACAGTTCCTACATTTAAAACGTAACTAAAAGAAAGATAACCACCACCATAGCTGCCGCCATAAAATGTAGGCTGAATTCCTTTAAGTAACGTATTTCCTTGAAATAGTTTGACACCTAAATCATAATTTCCAGAAACAGCAGCCGAGCCAGTATCACCACCGCCACTAGACCATCCGAAAGGTCTGAAATGTGCCTCTACTTCTATTACCCAGATTTCACTTGCTGGCTTTGTCATTGGAACCGACTGAAAACTAATACACCATCCAGAACTATCATAAGATGATTGATATGATGTTTCAAATATTGTATATTCAAGGATTTCCTTGATTTGAGAAATACCGGTAACTGTTCCGGTAAACGTTGTATTTCCAGTAATTGTAAGAGCACCGCCGACGCTGGCATTACCAGAGGTGGTAAGTGAAGCACCGCTAAGTCCGTTTGTAGCCGTAATGCTGCCAGCAGAAGTAATGTTGCCAGCAGACGTAGAGATGTTTCCCGTTGTAGCAAGCGTGCCAGCAACGGTAGTATTGCCACCAATCGTGGCAGTTCCTGTGGTAGAAAGAGTGCTAGCAGCCAGAGGAAGGTTGGACTGTCTTACGTCCTCAAGTTTGGCACTTCTAAGGGCAGCATCAGACGCATCCTTGACAAGAAAAAGGTCGCCGTTTTCCATAGCCTTGGTAGGCACAAGGTCACGGCTGGAAATAGCCTCTGCGGTCAGTCTAGCACCGGCAACGTGGTTATTGAGACGGGTATCATCAACCTGTTGTCCGTTTACAAAGTTTTCTCCTGGAATTAGGTCAGCCATAATTATTTAGTAGAGCGAATATTGCTGCCAATGCTATTGGCGTTAACTGTTATCGACCTGATAGTAGGTCTGCCATTTTGAGATGTCAATCTAATAAAACAAGATGCCGCAACTTTGCGAATTGGCAAGTCTCTAGTGCCATCTTCGCTCTCTGGAGAGCCAAAAACCTCAAGAAGATGCGTAATATCAGGATTTTCTGTTACAGCGTAAGAACTGATAATAGCACCACCTGTGGTGTTTAAGTCAATCTCAACGGAAGAATACCTCTTATCTTCAGACTGACCCATGTTGTATGAGCGTGTAATGAGTTCACCATTGACATTGTATCTGGTAAACGAAATGTTGTTAGCAAGTGTAAATGGCAACGGGAACGGAAGAACGTTATTACTAGTGCCGTCGTCAAACTCGTCACCATACTCAAGCTCTTCAGAAAGAAAGATACCGTAGTCTTTATCAACATAAAACAAGCGTTTTCTGTTATTGTAAAGACCTGTAATCATGAAAGATATGTCCATTCCAGATTGGAATGTGTCAACAGACTCCCATGCTTTATTGATAAAATTATAGACAAGAACAGCGTTGTTTCTTGTAGAACCATCAAGCGGAACCGCAAGATAATACCTATTGTCAAAGTAAATAGCACAGGCATCTTTGACAGCGTTTTGATTAATTCTAAGGATAACATCATCGATTGGTGCTGAAATAGGCTCTCCCATAATGCCAGCTCTCATACCTTCTGGGGTTGTGGCGTTCTGGGGTTGCATCATGTATACGCCGAAGTCAGACAGGAACATCATGCCACCTGCAGCCTGTGCAATTGTCTTTCTTGCAATACAACCAATGTCCGTAGCAAGAACCTTGACATACGAATCGTTAGAAAGAGGGGCATCTCCTTCATTGTATGCACCGGCACCAACAGAGGCATAATACATGCGATTACGCATGAACACCACAAACTCATTAAGCACCCAAGGTGCAATGGCTACGATTTCGTCGTTAGAGCCATCATTAATCTTGAAAACATCAAGCAAGTTGAAATGTGTAAAGTCAAGATAATGAGAAACGCTAATTTCATCAGAACTAGACTTGAGTATAATTCTGTTGTTAGAATATATACCATGAGGACTGTGTGGGAATACGTTGCCACCGGTTGTAGGCGGAGCAAGAAGCACAGATGAAGCATCTTGAATCCACTTGAGAGGATGCTTGTTAAACCCTCTGAGAATAAACAGGTTTCCACCAGCCTGAAATGCGTCTACCTCATCAGTCTCATTGATAGTTCCAACTCCTACTCCTTCAAATAAGATAGGTCCAACAACTGCAGCAGTAACTGTATTGTATGTGTAGATAGCATTAGAGGCAATCAATATGACCAAATCTTGTCCAACGGAGTTTCTGAACGTAGTTACATTCCTAAGCGAAACACCGGAAAGACCGCCAGGAGTAAGTCTCTTAAGGCCTTTTCTTACGGTAGCAACGCCTCTATTGAGACGCATGTTAACCGATTTGGTTACCTGTCCCTTCTGCAAAATCTGCGGATTGTCCCTAGAGTTCAAGCCAATGAACCCTTGGTCGCCATCAATCAGCGGTTGTGGAGCAACGGGAGGCATTAACCAAACAGGGCACGCCAGAGACTTCTAAGTTTTTCACCATAGCGAGCACCGACATAAACGCCACCAAGGAAGGCAACGATGGAGAGAAAAAGAGTCATTACTTCTTAGGCTCCGTGTATGTAAGACCAAGCTTAGCAAGTTCAGCAAGAACTTCTTCCTTTGTCTCTTTTGAGATAAGTGTAAGGGCTGTGTCAGCCTTACCGCCATTCTTGAACTCAGAGAGTCCAAAAACCTTGTTTGTCTTAGGGTCGTAGAACGCTGTCCAGCCCTTCGGGATTTCTAGTTTAATCATGGTAGTTTAGGGTAAATTAAAGTGTTGCGTAAACTCCGCCGTTTCCGTCAGAGCGCCAATGAAGTGTAAACCATATTCCTGAATATGGGTCAAGAACTGTCTCTTGCCATACTTCTTCTCCGTAAGAATACCAAGTAGTGCTTCCATTTTGGTAACTGCCGCAATTTCCATCAGCAAGATTGTCATAATTATAAGTTCCAATATTTACAGTCACATTGTTGATTTGATAGGTTAGGTTGTAAGAACCGCTGCTTTCATATGTGCCATACGAAGGACAACCTCCGCCTCCACCGGAACCATCATCTTCTGTGTAATATCCTCCAGAGCCATCAGAGAAATAGTTATATCCACCACAATTTCCAACCTGAGTTCCATAAGAAAGATAATTATAATAACTTGTTCCATCATTATAATAACCACCATTTCCATCAGCATAGTCTACATCGTCCCAATAGTCTCCGACAATCATATCTCCACATGCAGTAGAAATTGTGTAATTTCCACCATTTCCACCGCTTAAATAAGTTCCATATGGAGGATATCCGGTTTCACCGGTGTATTCTCCCTGATAGTAGCTACCCTCTCCATTAGAATAGTAATTATAATCTCCGCAGTTGCCAATAAAAGTACCATATGGTTCATATGAATAATCAGCAAAACTAGAATAAGTTCCACCTGCCCCATCTGCAAAAATATCATAACTATTCCAACCAACATAAAATGGTGTTACTATTGAGCATGGATACACATACACGCTTTGTTGTTCTTGGTCAAGATAGTATCCATATCCATACCAAAATGCCCAATTTCCATTTTGCAGGTTAACTACATGGCCTGCTGCATCATTACTGCTTATTACATAACCATATTCATATTGATTAAATGTTCCATCCTCGTGGATACTTCCTCCTGTGCCATCATAATAATTAACATCCCAATGTTCACCCCAAACAAATGTGCCATTGTCTCCATTGGGAGCAGACCAGCTTAGGGTTGTATTGACAAATCCATCATAGACATATCCATAAGGATAAAAGCACGGAGAAACATTTGAAGTATAACTGTCAGTCCAAAAAGAACCACCAATACCATCTGCTAACTGATTCCATACCTCAACAGATACACTAAATTGAGTTCCAAGTGCGTCAGTAACCACATCATACTGTCCTATTCCGGCAGAATTTCCGCAAGAAGATGAAATATATGTCCCATATGCGGGATAATAAGGAAGCACGCTACCTCCCCAAGTGAGGCTATCTACGAAACCGTTTCCAATTCCGTTAGTTCTTAGCAGCTTATTAAACATTAGCAAATGCTACATGAAGAATGCTGGTAGCACCAGAAGACTTGCAACGCAGAGGGCCATTGTAATTATCAAAAGAAATCAACTGATTAGGCTGGATATTAATTCCAGAAGTAACGGCAGGGTCGCTGCTAAGAATTGCAGTAATCACATCCGTAGAACCTTTGTTCTGAATAATAAGAAGGATACGCTTCTCGCCGGGCTTTACAGCATCAAGGATATTCTCAATAGTAGTGCCAATTGTGCCTTCTTCGTGAGTAAGTTTAGAGAAGAAAGGAGAGGAAATATGGATATGAGACATGGCTAGTAGATTTGGTTGAATTTAATTCTTGGAGATTGACCTTGCTGGACGATAATCTTGTTAATCTCGAAGTCAAGGAGTATGAGAGCGTCTTTTTCAAGAGCAAGTCCAGCCTCAATGATTTGCTCTGACTTGAGCCAATCGGAATGAATACCCTTAATCATGTATTGACCCATGAACTGAGGGATTTTGACCTTTTCCCACTTGTCTCCGATAGAAGGAAGGGTTGCTCCTGTTGGGTTAGGTGCTTCGCTCGTTTGAACAAGGCACTTCCAGAAGTTCCCCTTTTTTCCAGCAAGAGTAGTTCCTCTTATTGGTGCAAAGTAGTCGCCTGTTGTGTTATAGGCGTAATAGGCAATATCGCCGGGATTGTATGTAGTGTTAGACTTCCAGATTTCTCCTACAAGTTCTGGACAATTGACTCTGAAGGTAACAAACAGTTCTGTCGCATCGATGTTATTGACAATGATGCGTCTGACAGAGGTTGTTACGAAGTTGCTAAGAACCTGCTCCTGTTCGTCGAATGAGAAGCCTACGTCCTTGACTTTGCCGGTGGTTCTGGGGTCTTCCACAGTAACCTGCATGACCGTGCCTACATCGACCTTGAATGTGCCTTCCGTATTGGTAACAACACCATCATTAGGTATTGTGATGTAATGAATAGAGCCTGTATGCGTCACAGGAAATCTGACGCTTCTGATAAGGTCGGGCCAGGCATCATACTCCCAAGCAAACCGAATACGGTTGTTGGCGAAGTCACGAACCTGACCAAAAGTCTGGTCGTTGATGTTGTATCTATCAAGACCGCAGACCTGAAGAGCTTGAACCATTACGGTTTCAAAATCAATAGTTCTCATGTAAGGTATCCGTCGGCAGTAAAGACAGCACCACGAACCATTGTTCGCTTCATTCTGTTTCTGACGGCGGTTTCGGGGTTATCTCTGATAAACTCCCTAAGAAATTGTCTATCCTCCCAGCATTCGTAGCCGAGACGAGTTCCCCAATAATGAAAAGCACTCGGGGGTATGCTTGCCCTTAATTCTCCAATGCCGTCAATGGGCTTTGCGACATTGTTTTTGTGAAATTCACCAAGGCGTTTGACCTCAATCTTGTCTTTGACTTCATTGAGTTGCCAGCCATTGATGAGTTCCCTCTCCACCCCCTTGCGGAGATGGGAGGGAATTGCATCAGCCAGACTTTGGAATATGTCTGACACTATCGCTTAGGCGAGGTCGAGCTTGCCGAAAGCCAGCGGGTTATGGACGCAGAGAGCAGCCACAGCCTCGATGAGTCTAGCAGGACCACCACCGTAGTCGGGGAGAGCCGTAATTTCAGCGACATTGCCGCCATAACGGATTTCCACGAGGTCGAACGGGATGACGTAGCCAACCGTGAAGTTCTTGAGGAACAGGGACGGGTGGATGCGGAGCTGACCGAAGTCGCCGTCAAACACATCGATGGACGAGGTGTAGGTATTGGCGGAAGCGTCTCTGTTGAAGTTACGCACCGACTCCGTGGGGGAGAGGTCGTCACCCGGAACCTGCTTTGTCGTGAAGACGAGGTTCGTGAAGGCTCTCTTCATCAGCGGACCAGCAAGGCAGTCGTAGGTCTTATACTGACCGGTCTGCTTGTAGATGGAGGTGAGGAGGTTCTGGAGGGTCGTTTCCGTGAGGTCAGCGAGGTTGCCAGAGACGATGGACGAAGACGTAGCGTCGCCAGAGTTATACGGAAGACAGAATTCGTCCGGAACGATAGCAGCGGTTTCGTTAGTGTCCTTGTCGGCAGCCTTGACGAGCCACTTGTCAAGACCACGGGTCTTGTAGGGGACGACAGAGCCAGAGACAGTCTTTTCAGCCTGGGCGGAGTTAGCGGAGCACATCGTCTTTTCCATGTCTCTCTTGAGGAGAGTCATAGCCTTGGAGACGTTGTTCTGCAGTTCATCCTTAACGCCAGCGATGTTTGTCACGCTGGACTGAGTGAGCTTCGAGACTCTCGTGGAGCGTCTGAAAATCTGGATGAAGTTACCGATTTCGTTACGATACTGCTTCGAAGAGGTCTTGACGAAGTTCTCGTAATCGTTGGAGGAGACATCGGTGCCGTCAACGGTGCCGTCTGTCTTGGGTTCGGGGAGGGAGTCAACCTGCCAGCGGAAGAAAGTCTGCTGGGGCTGAGCGCCCTTGCGTGCCATCGAGGTGAAGGGGGTATCCTTCGCATCGACGAGCGAGATGAGGTTAGCGATTTCTTCTCTTCGTCCAAGCTTGTTGGACTGGGAGAGGTCGCGTTCGAATAGCATAGCCATAGTGGTATGTGGGTAGGGGGGTTAGGTTAGAGGAATCTGGACACAGCCTTTTTCAAGTCGTCACGATTTTGCGATTTAGCGTATCGTGCCTCGATATTTCTAGCCGTAGCGTCCACCTTGCTAGAAATCACAGGAGATGAAGTAGGTTTTACGCCCATAGAAGGAACTGCCCTTGCAGGCTGGCTCTTCTTGATGGACTTAGCAGTTCGTGCCATAAAACCCTGAACATAATCACCGACAAACAATTTGTAATCCGGATACGCCTTGAAATTCTTGAAGTTATTCAAGGTTTCTTGGGCAAGCTTATACTCTTGCGAGTCTGGCTTGCTGAACCACGGATACTGCTCTGATGCAATCTTGTCGAATTCATTCTTTGCCTTCACAAACTGAAGTTGCTTGGGCAGGTGAACTTCCATCGCCTTCATTGCGTTCAAACGCATATGTCTGACTTCATCGTGAGAGAATTCCTTCTCTCCCAACACAAAGCCTTCTGGGTTTTCTTCGCACTTAAACCTTAGTTCTCTGGCAGTTTCGTATTCAGCCTTAATCTTTACTTCGTCAATCAAGTCGGAGAAAGGATTGTCCACTGTCGGGGCTGGTCTGGATTGAAGTGAATCAACCTGCTCCAGCCTTATCTTATACGAGTTTACTTCTTCTGTAAGTTTCTCGACCTGCTCTTCTGCCTGCTTTCGCATGTAGGTGAGCTTGTCAATACGCTTCTGAAAGCCTTCGGATTTAACTCCGGTTTCTGCGTTTTCTACTTCTTCATCTGAAGGAACTTGGTTGCCATCCTCTGCCGTGGGGTCGCTTTCCGCTACTTGGTTTGCTCCGTCGAGCGAACCTTCCGCTTTTGCTTCCTTGTCTTCCGTCTGGACTTCTTCGGATTGTGCCATAGGTTCCGAATTGCCTATATTCTGAGGTTCGGCCCACAGAATGGATTCTAGTCTTTTGCTAAAATCCGGGATTTCATTTTGAACGACTCCGACATCGTTTTCCACGGGGTTTTGTGCTTCACCGTTATCAGCAGGATTGTTATCCATAGAATTTTTTACAGCATTCATTGAAAGGAATGCAGAACTTACTTACAAGTTGACACGTTTTTACAGAAGGTCAAGACTTTTTTCTTCCTGCGTTGTCAAGTGCAACAGCCCTTGTGCTTTCAAGAAGGTCTTTGACAAATGCAATACCATCGACCCTGCCACATTGGTGGCTACGCTTCTGCTCGTCTATTGACTGTGAGATTGCAATCATCGACTCGGACTTGTATGCCTCGTCAATAATCCAAACGATTGAGTCCCAGAGGTCGCTTTGGTGAAAAACGAGTGAGTTCTGGACTTTGCTTTTGATATCTTCGCTCATGCGGTAGGTTCAATGGGTTCTCCGGCAGACATCTGCTCTTTGAGTTTATCTCCGACAGGGGAGACACCCGTCCTGCCAATCTGGGCATTCTGCTGCTGCATGATGCTCATCTGGAGGTTCTTTTGATAGTTCTGAAGCAGAGCCTGGAATACGCCATCGCTCTTGGCAGCCTGTTGAGCCTTCGGGTTCTTTGACAGGATATCCTGCATAGCCTGCATCTTAACGCCAGCCTGCGGGTCATTTTCGACATACTGAGCCTCAAGACCCAGCATCATCTTAACAAGGTCATTCTGAACATCAGCATATTGCTTCTGTGTGGCTGTCTTCTGGTCGATAAAGATGTCTCTGGCGGACTCTGGCGAGATAGCGTCAATGGTAGCCTTGATGAGTTTGCTTCTGTCGATGTTGCCACCCGTGTCCATCGGAAGGACAAACTGATTGATTGCCTTGAGTTTCTCGATGACAAAGTTGGTGTCGAGTTCCTTGACGTCAAACTTGATGGAGAAGTCGAACATCTGATTGATATCGTGGTTCTGGAACTCCAGCTTCATGCCGGTAATTCTCTCGATTTCCTCTGGAAGCATATACTGCATCGAGAGACAGAACATCTGGCGATAGACCTGCGACCAAGCGGAGAAGAAGGTGTTGACGATGAACTGCTGCGTGGTCTGCGTCTGCGTGGGGACGACGTTGGGATGGTAAAGACCGAACATGACTGCGACCTTCTGCTCAATCCTATCCATGAGGTTGAACGCAGTAACAGGAGTTCCGCTGGGTGGGGGAAGCCACATGTAATCGTCCTTGCTGTTGACGGGGAGCAACTGACCAGGACCGATACGCTGGTTATTGGCAAGTCTCTTGGTGACCATCAGAGGAGGCATTACCTCGATTGCGGTTCTGTCTCTGGTGGCATCGTGTTGTGCCTTGAGTTCTTCCTGCTCCGTGAACAGGATTTCAGGAATACCTCTGGACTCGACGACAGGGCGACGAAGACGCTCTCTGCGGAGTTCTACGAACGGATACTCTCCGTGTGCGTAGTCGAGGATTTCGTGCTTGCCGAAAAGGTCGTTGCGTGTCTGCGGACAGAACACGGTGTAGTAGATTGCAGCCTTGTTGCTCTTGTCCAACTGTCTTGCATAGCAATACACGACTTCGATGAGATTATTGGCCTTTTCAACCGCATTAGGCACCGAGTTGATAAGGGGGATAAGATTGGAGTCGTGAAGATAGCCAGACTTGCCGGCGGTATTGATGGCTTCATCGATGAACTCATCATCCCAACCTTCGGAAAGACCGATGCTCTTGAGTTGAACCTCGCTCATGAAAGTTCTCTTGAAAATCATTCTGGCTTCCTGAAGTTCTACGGTTTCGGGAGGGAAAGCGATTTCGTCAAACGGCTTGAGTGCGGCGACGACAGGAAGGTTTCTCTGGATATAGGGCTGCTCGTATACGGCAGAACCGTCTTCGATAAGTCCCTTGATAATTCTCTTTGCTTCCTTCTCTTCGCAAAGAAGAGACTGAGAAATGAGAAGAACGGACAGGTCGCTGACTGTCTTGCTCTGAAGCGACTCGAACACCTGCTGGAGCATCACGTTGCCCTGCTGTGCAGCCTGTCCGATGTCGGACATGGTGATGGTGTCGTTTCTTCTTGCGACTCGTCTATCCCAACCGATGTGCATAGCCGACCAACCAAACTGAAAAGCATACTGTGCCCAGATTTCCGCTTCTCTTTCGAGTTCGCCACGCATTCGGTTGTTGACAATCCAATGCATGAGGGTCTGTGCGGCACCAGACTTCTCGGCATCATTCATCTCGATGCCGTTAACTCTGATGTTGGCTCTTTGCCAAGCGGTCATCACCAGCATCACGAGCTGATTGATGGTATTGTCGATTAGTCTGTTGCGGACATCGGAAGCACCCTCAAACGGGAAGGGTTCATGACCAAGATACTCTTCGTGCTTCTTGCCGTCGTCGCTCTGCCCCTCCCATCTGCACATTCTCTGGTCGTCCGAGGTGGTAAGTCTCGACATATTGCCGCCATAATAGAGAGAACGGTTAAGTTCATCGCTAAGATATCGAATATTGGGCTTATCGCTGGAATAAGCGATTTTATCGGATGGGTTACCCCAGATTTGCTCGGACATAATACTTAATTAGACGAAGTTTGACAAAAATCAATAAGAACCTCCACCGATGGGTGTAAAAGTGCTACCGTTTTCGTGGGAAGGGTTCATTACTGCGATGTATCTCAATGCGTCAATAGGGTCTTTTGTAGCACCCTTATCATTGTCCTGTCCTGTCCACTCACGCAGGGAATAAATAAGGTTTTGACACTTATCAGAGATGAAAAGTTTAGGTTCGTTGATACCAGAGATGGGTTGGCTCATGTCGTAAGACAGCCAATCGTTGATAATTGAAATACCTTGGTCAATCTTGATACCAGCGGACGGTTTGAAGAACATCGGGTTGTCTCCAGTATTGAGAAGGTCAATCAATGACGTTCCGCCATCCCTGCCAATTGCTTGCGTAGCACCGGCACGGGGGTCAATGTATCTTTCTGCCACTTCCTCTTCTTCCTCCATCGATGAGATGAGGTCTTTATACTCATCTATGCCACGACCAGCCCCAGCACGCTGGGCAGGACCCTCACGACCATCCGCTTTTGAGTCAGCCAACGCCCACTCGCCATAACTTTCATCTGGAAACTCACGGAAAATAAAGATTTTGCCATCTTCTGTGCATCTTGCCCACAGCATAAACCAATTTCTTGCACCAGCAGGGTCGCAAGACATGAAAACTGTGCCCTCCTTTGGGATTTTATCGTGAGGAATGATATGGTTTTCACCAAACATCGGAAATTGAGAGCCTACCAGAGCCTGTGCCCACCCGTATGCTCGGATTTTTTTCTCATAATCTGTCTTTGAGGAGAGTTCTTTGACCATTCTCTCAAACGGAGAATAGACATTGAACTTGGAATGAAACCAAATTATGCCTGCGTTCTTGGTTCTGGCTTCAGCCGTGAACGGCATGTGACCTTTTGGGCATCCGTTTACATGGATTAGACTCTGTGAAAGTATTTCTGCCCTCTCTGTTTTGACGAACTTGCATCCGCTGACATACTCTTTGACTACCTGCGAAAATCCGTTGATGGGAGTGAAGGTAATCAGCAGTTTTCCAAGTCTTGTAAGAATACGGTATCGCAACGTCTGCACCCAATCAAGCGGAACAAGCTCGTCGCACCAGATAAAGTCCGGCTCTCCGCCTTCGATAACCACCTTGTCCTGTGCATAATTCATGAAGATGCATTGAGAACCGTTGGGGAAAACAAAAGAGTTATTAGAGAAGCCGTTTTTCAAGGAGTATTGGATGTTTGTGATGCGTCCCTTCTTGATTGTCTTATATTCGTTAGGAATGTATTTCCAGATTACGTTCTGCTGCATCTGGACGGAAGACATGGATGTGGTATGGATGCACCACACGATGGAGTTTGGCTTGTTGACAAGCGTATAGATAGCCCTCTTTGCGGCATACTCCGTCTTACCTGCACGATTGCCACCAAGAATAAGCAGTTCGTCCTTTTCCTTTAGCAGTTTGTCCGCCTCATTCCAATGAAACGGCTCATAGCCGTGACGATAAGGGTCTTCTTTTTCAGCAGTTATCTTGTCTTCCCTGAGCTGAATGAGTTTTGTGACATAATCAATGCCGTTATTGTCTACAAGGTTTCTGATTGTCTCCTCGTCTGGCTTTTTCAGAACAGGATGGTCTGTCATCTTGTCGATGATTTTGGAGATACTCATATGACGTCTTTTGCGAAAATGTCGTTTTTGTCAAGCCATTGTTGATACGCTTCTTCTTTTTTCTTGGTTTCAACCTTTTTGACCCTTTCGGCTTCCATCTTTTCAAGAAGATTCCAATCGACTTTCTGCTTATCAATAGGATTGAACATTGCGTTTGCAACAGAACGAGCAATCTCTGGCTGACGCTCTGCACGAATTGCAGCTTCTTCAGCCCTTCTTCTATTTGCACCCTCAATTGTGGCATCGCCCATCATAGTAACTCCGCCAAGGTATCTATCAAAGTATTTAAACATAAGATAGCCAAGACCCATCTCTCCAGCAGCCGCAGGAGCCGCCTTATAGAACGGCATACCTTCGCTCATCTTTGAGCCAATATTAACGCCAGCCATTGCGGACATGAGCAAGCCAGGTCCGTATTTTCCTGCGGCATCTATAGTGGCATTGTGAACTCCGGCTCTAAAGCTTGGATTGTTTGCGTATTTGTTTGCAAAGCCTTTCGTGTATCTGTCCATGTGTTGCTCCATCATCACGCCCGTGTCATACAACTTTTCAAGTTGAGGACCAAAGTTAGAGCCAAGCTTGCCGTAGTTAGGATTTCCTACCGTAGACTCATCTACTAGGTTTTTTATGAGAGTATATCCAGGAGTTACGGTTTGTGCTAATTCCGCAGGGTGTGCTCTTCTTGCCGTAGAACCGGCATAAAGCATCTTTTCAAGACCTTCGACTTTTTTTCCAGCCAATACCTGGTCTGCGAAATCTTCAGCAGTATTATATCCTTTGATGAAAGGATAAGAATTTTGCCTATCATGGTAATAAAGCGTTCCTTGTTGAATTGAAAGTTCATGCCTTTGCTTGTCATCAGTTATGTGTGCAAGAGCTTCATATTCTTTTCTTATCTCGTCATCTAACGTGGTTTTTGCAATAGGTTCTACCACTTCTCTTGCAAATCTAATCAATGCATCCCTATAGACATGTTGAGGAGCAGCTTCGGTAGGGATAGGTTTCAATCCTTTTTCATTCGGGTCGTTGTTCCATTCTCTTACGATATCAAACCCGGTAGGATTGTCTGGATTTACCTTGAGAAGAACAGAAGGTCTTGCGCTTGAATTCAAATCAAACTCTCCAGACGGAAATTGGAATGTTCTTTGGGTTCTTTTTTCCTTAAATCCGGTTCCTTCAAGTTTTACCCATGTGGGTCTTGATTTCTTATCTTCAGGAATTGCAAAGAGTGTTTTCAAGAAATCCCTATCCATAGCGGAAGAAGTTCCGTATTTAGCAATAAGCTCCTTTGGATTAGGAACCCATATGACAGTATCTCCATTTGCAAGCTTGACTCCCTTTCCGGGCAATTGCCCTTCCCATGTCACTCTTTCTCCGATATGCTTCAACCTTTCCTCACCCACACCAACCTGAATTGATGTTATATTGGACTCAAGGTCTGAATATTCAACATCTGGTCCATATGGTTTCAGTTTGTCATAAATCGAATATTTGCTTTCCTTAATCTGTTCGACGGATTGCCATGGTGCGGTATATCTAGTGACAGGCAAGGACTCGGAATACATCGCACCTTCTTTTCCAAGGTGAGGCCATTGTAGTCGCCCAACCGTAATTCTTCCGCTGTCTGAAACAACAGGTTCTCCGGTAAATCTTCCTTTTATACGCCAAGCATCTTGTGCGTCCTTGAACGAAGCCTCATCAGATGGATTTACGTAGACCTTATCTCCGGTAGGTCCTAATACATAACTTCTGTTATTAGTCACATCAAGGAAATAATCTTCCTGTCTTATGGCTGGACTAAGCGTGTTTAAGTTCGGAGAAGCAGGGTTTATGGAAAGAGGAAGATATCTTGGAGTTTGATTTATTTCATAACTTGGAAAAAATCTTCCTTCAGGTGCCGCAGTTCCTATCACGGGAAGTCCAGGTCCGACATCATCCATTCCGGTCAGGACGGTTCCAAGCTGAGCAAATACTTTTCTTGTGAAAAGGTCAGGGTCTGTCTTTGCCTGTTGCGACCACACTTTTTTTCCGGATACTTCTTCCAACGCCATTCCAAGGGCATTGTCTCGCATGCCGCCTCCTACGATATTATTTCCTTGAGAATATCCGATGTCAGAAAGAAGAAAGTCAAGAGAATCAAGACCATTCTTATAAGCATGCAACGCTGAGCCGTAATCTCCACGGTTTGAAGTAAGTATTGCTTTCTGCTGCGGAGTATATTGGTCTGATACAAGCGTGTCCCTTATGAAATCACGAGTATCCAAAAGCCACTTTGCATGCTTTTTCACCAACTCAATTCTTTCAGGAGTAATCAAATCCCTGAGTTCTTTTGCCTGCATTTCGTCCCTGCTTTTCTTGAAAACAGGCATGAAAGATTCAAGTTTAAGGTCAGTAATTTCTTTTTGTATATCCTGCTTTTCACGTCTCCAGTCAGACCTTTGATAACTTGCGTCGATTGCGTCTTGATTTTTATTCGCATGACTTGCATCTATCTTATCGTCAAGTTCCTTGATTGACCTGCGCAAATCAGATGTTTCAATCCTGAAATCTTCAGCAACTTCCGGATGATGCCTTTCAATATAATCATCCAGCGACTTGATAGATTCTTCGTCATATAGGTCATCCGAAACTTTTTCACGTTTTCTTTCTTCTTTGTCCATACCCCAGACGAAAGAAAGATTTGCCAGATTACTCATCCTTCTTGAAATATTTGAGATTTCAAATTTCAATTCGGAAAGTCCTTTTGTCGTCTGAGAACCACCCTCATGGGAAGGAATTGTTATTTTCGCCTCTTGGACTGCGTTTGGACCAACATCTCCTTTTGACGGATGTAATTCAGTTCCTCCTTCATGCCAATCGTCTGGAAGTGCGAATTGTTTATCAGGTGCATTTCCACGCCTATCTCCCCACTTGTCGCCAAGTGTTGCGAGGATATATCTTTGACCTGGAGTAGAAGCATAACTCCAGAGAGGGACACCTTGATTGAAAAATATCCCAAGAGGAAGATTTTCTCCGACATTATAACTTCCGGGTATCTTTCCCGTCGTTAAGATATCGCTTGCATAATTATCACCCCTGAAAACCCTGTATTTGACAGATGGGTCAAGGAGAAGATTTGGGATTGTCCAACCATTGTTTTCCCTAAACCCTCTGGTTCCGCCATAATTTTCATTGTTGAAGAATATATTGCTTCTTCCCGTGAACTTCTCACGAAGCATCTGCCAATCAATGCCACTCCCTTCTTCGCTGAGAAGAAACGGATTTTCCTTTGGGTCTATGTTTGCCATCAGAGAAAGTTATTGCTGTCGCAAAGGTCTATGTCTTCATCTTCGTCCTCGGCATCAAGGTCGACAGGAAAGAAGACACCTTGCTTACCATGCCTTGAAAGACCAATATCTGGCCTTTGTATTGGGACCCGGGTTTTCACGATGATGGCGAGCACGGGTTACCATATTATCGATTGCAATCACTTGCCTCGAAAATTCTTGGACTGACGGATACCAGACTTATTGCCGTGCATCGCAGTCTCAATCATCTTCATCTTCTTTTCGGCATTACGATACTCAGCGTTGCTGTCCTCACGCTTTTCGGTAGACTTGGATTCTCTGCCTTCGTGTGCCTTGCCATGCTTTTTAAACTTCATAGGTATATTAAGAAATAAAAACTCTTCCGTTAGAAGCAACTCGAAAATCACCGACCCATCTCCCACCCCTATGTCTGGCATTGATAATTGAATTAACTCTCAATTGCGAGGAGTCCCTTACAGCCACATTGACAGTCTCCCCTCTTATCTCGCATCTTACAAGACGCTTGTTGGGATACTTGCTTCTAACGATGGCAGGAACAGTCCCCGTGGGTGCGGCTGGAGTCGAACCAGCATCTTGACCGTTATGAGCAGTAGGTTCTGACCCTTGAACTACGCACCCGGAAATGGTGGAGGCTGGGGGAGTCGAACCCCCATTATCCGATTGCAGGTCGGGTGTCCTGCCATTGGAAGAAGCCCCCGTAATGACAACAAGCTTATTCAAGCCCTTCTCTGTCCATAGAATTACAAACGTCCCGTTATTCTTGTCCTTCTTGACATAATCTTCGCCAATCTCAAATACACCAGACTTTCTCAACTCGATAAGTTTGGCTTTATTGATATTGAAGTTTTCTGCAATAAACTTCTCTTTATACATATCGATAACTCTACCAGAGATATCGATTGTCGCAAGTAAAAATTTTAAAAAATCATACCACCCACCTGAAAAATAGAGGGGGGGTGCCAGATTTCTGAGGGGGGGGGCGCCAGATTTCTGGCACATATAGTAATAGAAGATATAAATAGAAGATAATAAAAGGAGGTCAGCAGATTTCTAGCACCTCTATTGACATGATTGTTTGTAAACTATTTGAACGTTAAGTTTACAAAGATGACATTGACAGAGGTCTTTTGTAAAAAATTATGGGTGTTGGAATCAATCAGGCCTGCAATCTTTTACAAATGTAAAAGACCCCCTCCCCCCCTATTTTTTACACTTATTTTACGTTTTTTTTCGTTAAAAAGTTGTAAAAAACGCTCAATCTATCAATCGGGGATTGCAGGATAACCCCTAAATCTCCATTGTATCTATATAGGGTTAATCACCCTATGCTCTTTGAAAGTTTAAGCAGGCAAGGCAAACGGGACACCCTACGGGGGCGTCTTATCTGTCAGATGCAAGCGGGGGCAAACCCTCCAAAGTAACGGACAATCCGAAGGGGTTGCGGACGGAAACTGTTAGCACGATACGCTAAACCATAGGCGTAGGCGTGATAGCGTGAGAAAATAGCGTAGGGACACTTACGCCGAAGTATCAATACCGGGCAATCTTTGTAAGTGCGTAATACTACTGCCATTGTAGGTCGGGCAGGGACGCAGAGCCGTGAAACATCTAGACAGGTCAAATCCGTGCAGTCGTGCAAGCGTGTTAGTTTCCTTTAACTTTCCCATTAGGCGGGGTGCGTATTGATACGCTAGCGTCTAGGCTATTGCTGGTAGCATAAACCAGCACAGCAGGGGGCTGAGTAAGCCCTTGTTGGTTAGAAAGGAAACTCCAAGATGTCGAACATCAAAAACGACCCCTACAATCGCCCCGAACTCGAGGCGGTTGCTCTGGACTCGGTTATCAAAGTTATCGACGGCTCTGCCATTACGATTGCGGCTAACTTCCGCCTCGCTAATGGTCAGAAGACCATCGGCGTCATCGTCCTCCCGAAGCACTTCCTGACTGTTGGTCAGGCCAGCAATCACGCTGTCCTGTTCATCAGCAAGGGCTTCTTCGAGAGCGAAGACGACTTCAATATCCGCTGCGAAGAGATGGGCGTGACGCGTGAAGAGCGTGTCGAACGCCCTGGGCAGTCCAAGAAGAATAAGGCTTAACCGCTAAGTTCCAATGGCTGGTAATCGTGGGGAGGGCAACCTCCCCACTTCTTGGAGTCCTTTCTTTTCCTTTCCCCAAGCACCTCGGGGCTGTGAGGTGCAATCATCAACAAGCAAAAAAAGGAAACGACGTGAAGACGAACACTTCTGGTGTTCTCGCCTCCTACCTTGACACCTGCAAGGAACGCGACAAGTGGACTATGAAGCTCCACAAGCTGCGTAACCCTGGCATGAAGGCTGTCAAGAGCCGTGGCGAGTTCCGGAAGCATCTCATGTCCCTGTTCGGTCCCAAAGAGGGCAGCAGGGCGTGGGCTTTGTTCATCCGTAGTATCCGCAAGGAGATGCATCATGCCAAGACCGAGCACGCCTATTACAAGGTTAAGGCTCAAGGTCTTGTCAAGGTGCTTCGCTACCTGCGGGTCAGCGGTTACGAACGCTAGTCCGTGTAGTCATCATGGGGAGGCAATCCTCCCCATTTATTGTAGTTTATGAGCACAATCGCTATCATAGTGCTCGTCCTTGTGGTTCTAGCGAACTCAGAGGACTAGCGACGACTAGCACCCGTAAGGTGCCCAACTTTCCCCAGCAATGGGGTGATAGAAAGGAAACAAATGAAAAACGAGATTAGCGATAAAGAGTGGTTTCACTCTGCTCCGTATCGCTGGGCAATCGAAGTAAGTTGGAAGTGTCCTGTCTTCAAAGACCTTGGCTATGCCAAGTTTGATGAAGAACGGCACGCTCAAGCTTATCAGAAGTTCATCCGTAGTCTGTGGCCTAAAGCCTTGATTATCCGGAAGGATGTCCAGCGTAGCGAGAGCACATATCGCCTAGCGTGTAAGTAATATACACGTGTAATACAGGGGTGTGACCCACCCCTTTTTTACTTTCCCCCATGGATAACAACAAAGGCTCGCAACCTACTGCGGAACGATCCACCTACATCGTGTTCTGCCAATACAAGGAGAATTATGGTATCCATAATAACCCTCCTATTGAGTATTGGAAGTTCAAAGGAGGTCGCACTATCCTTGTGCGTAATTGTAAGGATGATGTCCAGGCTCGAGCAGCTGTCGATGCATCAGAGCACGTCTGGAGCAATGAGGCTTCGGTGTCTTATGTGTGCCATGTAGCACGCTATGAAGGCACCTACGTCGCAGAGCTCGATGAAGACCGTGAGATGTATCGAGAGCGTGGCACCGAACTGGATGTGCCAGAAATCACCATCGATGAGTGATGGTGCAAGGTCAGCCTACGGGCTGGCCTTTTTTTGTGCCTTTTTATATCTTTACATGTGCTGCCCAGGCGAGTGGGCGTGATAGCGGTGCAATCAATCATTCAATCATTCAATCATTCGTTCCGTTCTATCAGTCAATCATTCGCTGCAGTCAATCATTCAATCGTTCAATGGAACCGTTCCATCATTTCTAACTATCTATCATTCAATCATTTCCATCATTCCATCGTTTCACTCTATCAATCATTCCATCGTTTTGTCAAAGCATGCACTTGACAGGATGAATACATCCATCCTTTTGCATCAATAAAATCAATTGCTCGCTTTGATAGTGCTGCTTCGATTTTGGGAACCGTGTTTTTTGACAGTTAGAGTGTAAAAACAAAAAGGGTAGCACCAATTACGATGCTACCCGATGATTAAAAACTATCTATTGATTAGATGATAGTGTTGTTGCTGAAGTCGTGGTCGATAGCGGAGAGGTTATTGATAGCACTCTCGTATTGCTGGAAAGCCTGCAGAGGCTGATGACCAGCATTGAGATAAGTGCTTTCAAACTTTTTGATGCGTCGAACTGCGTAAAGCTTGAGGTCGAGCGGTGCATCACCGTTCATAAAGTCCTCAAACGAGTCGCAATGGTTTCGGTCACGAGCCAAGTATTGCAAGAAGCGCGACCAATACTTCAACTTGTTAGGGTTGAGAGTAGGCATACCGATACGCACTTCGACGGTTCGATGTTCCGTCCAGCAAGCAGTATTGACAGCGGTGTAACGGTTGTTGTGATGACCGTTTTGGATGCCGCAATAGCGATTATAGGCACGCTTGACAGATACCATACGATGAGCCCACGTATTGATAGCGTCACGCATCTTACC